CTACCGCCTGAAAATCCGCGCGACCTTCTCGATCGAGCGCCCGCCGACATAGGCAGTGATGATCATTCCGGTCCAATCGGCGATCACGCCGGTGATCGGGTCGGTGGCGCCAAGTCCCAGAACCTTGTCGAAAACGATCACCTTCCAGAAGTAGATGATGATCGGGAACGCGAGTAGCGGACGGATAATCGCGGTGTACCATCGGCCTTGCTCCGCGATGACGATTGCGGACGCCTGCCTCCAGGCTTCAATCTCAGCTTCGATTTCCTTGACAGCGAGATCGGCCGCAATCCGGTCCTGCGCGTTCGTTGCGGCAAGTTTGGCCTTGTAGGCATTGATCAACCCGTTGACGACGGGCCCGCCGATAAGGCTCGCAAGCCAAGTCCACATGGCGCTACGCCCCTTCGCCGGACGTGGTCGCGTCGGCCAACTCGACCTGGTGCCGCTTGTCGGCGAGGTTGCGCAAGAACTGGAATAGTGCCGTGAGCGAGATCAGGACCAGCGGCCAGGCCCAGGACGGCACCTTGGACGTGAGCGAGCTCACATCCACGCCGCTGACGATCGGTGCGAAAAAGTCGTAGCCCGTCACCGCGGCGCTCGCGATGATGACGATGGCGGACGAGAGCTTCTGCTTGATGCCCTTGAGCTTCTCGCGCAACGCGGCGATGAAGCTCTCTTCCCGCTCGTAGAGCTCACGGAACGCCGGCCGCGATTTCAGGATCGGCCGAATCCAGAACCAGTAGATCGCGACGAGTGTCGCAAGCACCAGGACGAACGTCAGCATGGTCTGCTCCATTGGTTAGGCGGAAACGGGGACAAGGCCGGGCGTCGGCGCTTCTTGGCGCGCCTGCTGCCAGCGATTGAGCGCGTACACCGCGCCGCCGACCGCGCCAGTGCCGAGAACGACGAGGCCCGCAGTCTCGTAAGGGTGGGCGATGACCCAATCCCAGAATCCGAAACCGCTTGCCGCGCCGCCGGCCGGTACACCCTTCGTGATGACTTCCTTGATCGCCTTGGGCGGAGATACGACGCCCTTGGCCGGCGCGGACGCGGTAGGCACCGGACGTGGCGTTGGCGCCTGCGCGGCAATCGGGTGCTCAGCCAGATGGAGAGAGAACGCCTTCACCTCGGCGACGCGACGACTCCAGCCAGCGCCGAACACCGGCCACGTTTTGAGACCCTTGAGGAAACGCAATCGCTCGTCATTGATCGCGATGATGATCGCCTTTGCGTCTCGCCTTGCGACGGCATTCAGGACTTCGTCTGTCACCACGCTTGTGTTGTCGGGCAGCCCGACAACACGGCGCAGAACCTTGCCGGAGCGGCCGATCCCTGAATTGACGCCGTAGTCGAATATGCTGTCGTCGACGCCGGCCGGGAGATTGTCACACCGCTGGGCCGCCCAGTATTTCGCGCGGTAGATGGCCTTCGCTTCGTCGAGCTTCATCGCCCGCACGTCGGCCGCCGTGGCGTCCGGCTTCACGTACTTGCGATAGTCCGCAATCGTGATGCCGAAATTCGTCGGTCCGCCGGGGTCGGACGGATGGTTGGTGTAGCCGCCCTCGTGGACGAGCAGGCGCCGCAGCGCCTCGTCATAGGTCGAAGCTGCCATCGGGCATCTCCAGAAATGCGAAGGCCGCCCGAAGGCGGCCGTTCGCAGGAAAAAGCTGGTTGGTTGGCTTAGCGCTCGATCACGGTCAGGACCGGCTCGAACTGCGCGCCGGTCGTGACGCCGGTGAAGTACGCATGAAGGACGAGCATCTTGCCGGGCGCGATGATCACGGGCTCGATGTGGCGGACGATCGAGGACGCGGTCGAGGCGGCGATGCCCGCCGACGGCTGCGCCGCGTTCGAGAACCGGATGATGAATTCATCATTGAGTGCGGGCGCGGCCGCCTTGAGCATGCATTGCCCGACGAAGCGCTTGTTCCCGGTGGGCGAACCGGACCCCAGGTTCCCGATGACGGCCTGCGAGATCGGGCCTTGCACGGTCCCGACATTGCCGGCCGGCAGGAACGACATCGCCGCTCCACCAGGTGTTCCCCATCGACTGGCATCGTCGAGAACGGCAACGAGCCGCATTGCGGTGATGCCAGCGCCGACGTTCGAGCAAATGAGCTTGAGCGTGTCCGGCCTGATGGTAACGGGTGGACCATTGAGCGGCGCGTTGTTCTTGAGCAACAAGAGCGCGCTGGTGTCGGAAAACGTCGCCTGCGTCGACGCCGTGAAGCCTGTGCCGGGCGTATAGCCGGACAGCACGCCGGCAAAATAGCTCGACTCGTTGAGATAGGCGGTCAATCCGTCCGGGCAGCTCGGCGCGACGTACACTTCACCGTAGTTGTTGCCGCGCTGGACGATTTCGTCGACCGGGCTGTCGGTGGTTTTCGCCGGCCGCTGGCCAGCAAGCGCATACATGCCTTGTAGCATTTTCAGACTCCATAGTAGTTGATGGTGACCGCGCCGCGCGCGGCACTTAGGGACGCGACTTTCCCGTCGATGGTCCAGGCGAGGATCAGGACTTCGACTGCGCCAGGTTTGACGCGCAGGATTTCGGCGCCATAAAGAACGCCGAGTGTGAGCGCGTTGGGGTTGAGCGCCTGCAGCACAAGCCTGGTGCCGGCTGCGATGCGCGCGTCAGAGATGATCGTCTTCTGCGGGGTCTGCGCGACCGCGACGGTTGCTTGTCCGACGAAGACCGAGTTCGCTGGCGGCGCGCCGACAAGATCGCTGTAGCGGCCGGAGCTTGCGACGGTCGCAAGGCCGAGGAATAGGCGCTGCTGGCTGGTGCTTGCCGCCAGCAACACGATCCAGGCGCCGCCCGAATAGGCAATCCAGATTTTCTCGTCCTCGACCCAGAGAGCCCACCCCTCATTCGGCAGGAACGTGATCCATTGGCCGTCCTGATAGCGGACGAGGCGATTCTCCCAGCTGATCCACGCGCCGGTCGCCGTCGCCATTGGGATGTAACAATCGCCTTCGGCGGGCGTGCCGGGCGTGACATTCTGGGTCCGGCTTTTGACGCTCGGCATGACGAGCGTGTCGAGTTCCTGGAGCGCGACATTGTGGGTGACGTGCTTTTGCGACTGCGACGCCGCAATCAGCGGCAGCCGCAGCTTCGCGGTCTGGTCGGTCATGGGTGCGTTACGTGCTCAGTGGAAGATGAAGCCGTGGGCCTGCGCGCCGCGGCCGAAGCTCGGGCTGACCTGATAGACGTTGATCGAGAGGTTCCACTGCTGGGCGCCGAAGTCGGCCATCTGCTGAGCCAGCGTATAGAGATAGCTTGGGGTTGAGACGCGCGCGGCGCGCATCGCCGTCGTGCCGCTCAGGATTTCGAGATCGTAGCGCTCGGCTTCCTCGCCGAGTGGCACATCCTCGCCCTCCCAGTCGTCGCCATTGACGCGGGTGCGGCGCAGCCATGAGATCGCGATGTCGCCGCTCGCCACGTCCCACGAGCCGGACAAATGGACCGGCGCGTAGGGCTGCAAGCCGACGCCCTGGAATGCGAACACTTCGGTCTGATAGGTCGGATCATCGATTGATCTCGTGGACGGTCCCCATTTCCAGTGAAGGGGAATGCCGCGCTGGGCGACCGATACGGTCGATTGTCTGACCGTGCCTTCGAGGACAACGAACGGCGCGCCGGCGGGAACCGGATCGCGCATGGCGTATTCGCTGCCGAGTTGCCCACGCAACAGCCGCGTCAGCTTGTATTGATCGGCTGCGATCAATTCGGCAGTGCCGAACTGCAGCACTTCCCATTGACCATCTGTGTTCTGGATGGCGCAGGTGTTTCCACCGGCGAGCACCAGAATGTCTTCGAGCGAAGCGAGCGACTGGGTCGATGGAATCTGTACGTAGAGACTGTTGACAATGTCCCACCGCTTGAGCGGCCCGGAGTAGAAATCGTACAGGGTTCGGCCGACGGTCGAGCGGTTGAGCACGAGCTGGTCGAGTTCGTAGCCGCTCGTTGCCGGCGAACGAAAGACGTTCTCGCGTGCCCACGGCTCAGCGTAAGCCGCAAGGTATGGCACGCCTGGCATGTCGCTCTGTGTCAGGGTCGGTAAGTCCATGATCGTCAGGACCGCGGGCCCTGGTTCCACGACGGGCTTGGGTTGCCGCGTCGGCGGCGGACCATCCGAGGTGCCGTAGGTCGCCTCGTCGGTGCGGACGAGCTTTGCTGGCCTAATGCGTTCGAACCCAACCGCGTCGGCGCGCATCTGGAACATACGCCCGTTGAGGTCGAGATAGACGACGTCTGTCGGCTCGATCGCAAAGGCCGAGGGCGGCAAGGTGAGCTCCGCTCGCTCTCGCATGACCCAGGCATCCACCAACAGCGCGTCGACGATACCCTGCGCTTCGGCAAAGTCGAACACGATGGCGGGCTGCAATTCGATCGTCTTGTCGCTCGCGCCGCGCAGGCGGCGCGCATAGACATCGGCGGCCTGGAAGTCGTTATCCGGGTCGAGGAATTGCAGATGCACGGTGCGCGGCAGGTCGGTCTCCTGCGCGCGCGTGAGGCTGTAGACGCCTTTGCTGTCGTTGCCGCTGTCGATCAATTGGTCGATCGAATAGGTTGCAACTGGTGAGCCGCCTCGCTGCACGAACTTGATCAGAGCATTCGTCTCGCAGGCATCGAAGAAGTAGAGCTGCATCAACGGGCCGAGCGCCGAACGCGGGCTCATGATGTTGTTGATCAGGTAGCCGCGGACGATGCCGTTGATGCCGGACACATCGATCGAAACACCGAGCCCGGCGCAAATCTCGGCGACCACGTCCGATAGCGTGACGAGACCGAGCCGGCCGGTCAGCCAGTGGCCGCGCCGCCAATTCGGCCCATCGCGCCAGACGAGCGAACTGTTCGGATATTGCGGATAGGGCCGCGCGTCCCAGGTCCAGGCCCAGATCGAGGCGCGGTCGACCATCGGCGCGCCGTAGACCGAGGACGTGGGGTTATGGCCGTTGGCCGGGTCCCAATAGATCAGGTGCGCTTCCAGGAAGGCGCGCTGGATCAGGTCGTCACGGCGGCCGGTCGAGAAATACGGAAAGAAGCTTTCCGACGACTTCGGGTCGTAGAAGACGTTAGGCTGATTGGCCCCTTTGTCGATCGCCGGGCAGCCGAACTCGGTGAACCAAATCGGTTTGCCTTGCGGCACCCAGGCGGTCGGCGAGGCGCTCTCGACTCCGCCCGGCCGATTGTAGTGCTGGTTCGCCCACCAGCTATGGAAGTCCTTGTAGCGGAAGACCCACGGCTTGCCGTAGGCACCGTCCGTGACGTTGGTGCGCGTTTGCGTCTTGCGGTCATTGCTCGATGCGTAGAACCAGTCGAACAGCTCACCGCCCTCGATGTTGTCTTGCAGGTAACCCTGGTCGTAGATCGACGGCGCGCCGGCCGCGGCATCGAGGTGGAGCCGGCCCGAGCGCCAGTCGGACAGCGGCATGTAATTGTCGACACCCACGAAATCGATGTTCGCACTCGCCCACAGCGGGTCGAGATGAAAGTAAACGTCATTCGAGCCGTCGCTCGGCCGAAAGTTCGCGTATTCGCTCCAGTCCGCCGCATAGCCGACCTTGCAGCCTGAGCCGACGATTGCCTTCACGTCGGCGGCGAGCGCCACCAACTTCGACACTGCCGGGAACGCCGATGCGCTCGATCGCACCGCATTGAGCGCGACCATCTCGGAGCCGATCAGAAAAGCATCGACGCCACCCGCTGCGACCGCGAGCTTGGCGTAGTGCAGGATCAGCCGCCGATACGACCATTCGTTGGGCCCGCCATACGGGATCGTGTCGCCGTTCCAGGCACCGAAGTCGGACGGTGCCGCGCTGCCGAAGAATGAATCCACCTGGCTCGCTGCCCCCGCGGTCTTGTCGACGGTGCCGGCGTATCCCGGTGCCGGCGAGCAGGTGACACGTCCGCGCCAGGGGAAAGGCGGCTGTCCATTGGTCGCAGCATTGTTGCTGTAGGGGTTCGGCAGGCTGTTGCCCGCCGGAACATCCATCATGACGAACGGGTAGAGCACGACGCGGAAGCCACGCGCCCTGAGTTCCGTGATGGCCTGGACCACCGCGCGGTCGGCCGGCGCCCCGCCGAGCAGCGGACCAAAACTGTCCGAGGAGACGACATCGGCGCTGGCGCGACCAATGCCCGAGACCTGCCAACTCCAGGGCGTGGTGGCTTTCGTGCTGAACTCGACCTTCGGCTTGATCTGGCAGATGCCGCAGCGCAGATCGGTGCCATGCCATGCGACGACGAGCGAGATCGTGTCGATGTTCGGCGCGCCGGATTGAAGTTGATCGAGCGAGACGAGAACGTCGGCCTTGCCGATGCTGCCGTGCCGGTTCTCCGCAATCGTGTGGCCGAAGCCATCGTCGCGATAGACCGTATCGGTCGCGTAGGCGAACTCGCCGAGGCTCGGAATGAGCGTGACGCCGGTCAGGATGTCCTCGAGGCGAACGCCCATGGCGCTTGGGCGGCGGATCACCTCGACCGTGACCTGCGGGATGCGGTTGGCGAATTTCTCGACCGGCATTTCCTCGAACACGAGGTAGGCCATCCCGCGAAAGCCCGGCACGTTGCCAGCGCCCTCAACCGCTTCGATCTTCGGGTCGGCGCCTTGACTCTCGTCGCCCTTATAGAGCCGCCACGTGAACTGGGACATGTCGAGCGGCTTGCCGTCCGCCCATACGCCGCCGATATCGACGATCGGCCCCTCGCAAAGCCCGAGCGCAAACGACACGAAATAAGTGTAAGTCGTCGTGGTCGTGGTGACGGTCTGGCCGCCACCGCCGCCGCCCTTGCCGCCGCCACCCTGCGTGCTCGTCGATGTGGTGACGACCTCGCGGAAGTTTGTGGCCCAGATCATCTGCGGGCTCACCCGCATGCGGCCGTAGACGCGCAGGACCGACGCGCCCTCGCTTGAGGACGTGACGAACAGGCTGGTCAGCCGCGGGCCTTCCTCCTGGTTCTGGGTCGGCCCCGGCGCAAAGATTTGCTGGTCGATGAACTTTCCGGCGAAGGCACCGACGAGCGCACCGATCGGCCCGCCGACCGCATAGCCAGCGACCGACAAGACGAGGGACGCCATCGATCAGTCCGTCACGCCCGGAAACTGGAACGCATAGGCGATGCGGCGGCGCCAGGCAGCCGGCAGCGCGTTCTCGGCCACGGCATGCCGGTCGTAGGCATGAATGATCGAGTCCGCGCCCGAGACGATTGCCGCGTGCTTCGCCGGCCCGCGGTCCTTGACGCGGATCAGGATCACATCGCCCTCTTGCAATGGCGCGCCGTCGCGGAACGGCGCAGCATCGATCTCGACCAAGTGCCGTTGCGCGGCATCGCGCAGCGTCTCCTGCCCGGTCTCCTCGGCCCAGTTGGGCGAATAAGGCGCGATCGGTTCCTTCTCGGGTCCGCAGAATACACGGTAGACACCGCGAATGAGCCCGAGGCAGTCGGCGCCGGCGCCCTTGAGCGACGCCTGATGTCGATACGGCGTATCGATCCAGGCCCGCGCCTCGGCGACGATCGCGGCGCGTTCAAGCCTGTCCGCCGACTTTTGATCCGCCATCATTCTGGTCCCCAGTGTTGGCATAGGCCGTCACCGAATCGTTTCCGGGGATGTAGGGGAAACCGCGGAAGTTCGGGACGTTATTGAAGCGGTCGCGACAGGTCGCGAGACTCTTGTCGCAACCGGCCGTCACGGCAAAGGTGTCGCCGACCGCGATATCGAACGGCATGGTCTCCCAGAGCTCGAACGACACCTCCGCGCCGTTGTTGACGTGGAATTTGACTTCCATGATGGCGCCCGCATTGGCGCCGGTGACCCAGGTCACCTTGCCGCCGGTGAACCAGCCGTCCTGATAACCGCCGAGACCGCTGGCCGAGAACGTGTGGTTGGTGGCGACGCCGTCGACCGTGCCGCTGCCCTTGTACGTCGGCAAGTTCAGATTCACAGTGCAGCGGCTGTCACCGAGGTCGGCGTCGCAGGAGCGTTGATAGAGGCGCCCGCGTTCCTGGTTGAGTGCGTGCGACAGCCCGCGCATCTCGGTCGTGAATGCGTTAAGCCCGCGCGAAATCTCCCCGACCGAGCCCGAGAATACGATGTCGCGATCACCGACGTCGGTCCAATCGACCAGAAACAGAGTGAGCGAAGCGTTGTCGTAGAGTCCGGCGGCCAAATCGGTTTCATTGAGATGATCGCTCTGCAGCGCGCCCGCGATATCCATCGTGTCGACGTTCAGGGAGAGTGTCTGCGTCACGGCCGAAGCCGTCATGCCGGCCAGCCGCTCGTAGGTCGCGCCTCCGAAGCTCAGGTCTTCGTCATGATCGGTAAATCCGATCTTTACGCCATCGGTTCGCTGCAGCAGCCAGCAATGGCAGAATGTGGTGAGCCCGCTTGCGAGCTTGGCCTGCATCGCGGTCGATAGATCGCGCATGGCTCAGTCCGAAGCGCTATCGCTGGCGTTCACTCACGCACCTCGATGAGGTCGATCTGCGAGACGACCTGTTGATCCCAGGCATTGGCTTGCACCGGCAGGTGATCGGTGTCGAAACGCACCGGCACGTCGAACTCAAAACTCGCGGTGGGGTTCGAGCCGGGCGCGGATGCAAATGTGACCTGGCCAGTCTGATAGTCGATGCCGGTCGGCGTAGTCGGAGACCCGCCTATCATAACAATGACGGTGCCGACGACCGGCTTGCTGATGGTGCGGATATGCTCAAATCCTCCGATGTCGTAGCGTTTGACCAGTTGCCAGACCGTCGAGGTGATCTCGACCATCAACTGGTCGGTGGCGCTGTAGTCATTCCAATCCTTGAGCCGAAACGAATAGGCGCGGCCCTTCACGACATGAAAGAACGCAATGACGTCGAGCATTTGCTCGCGCGTGCGGATGCCGGTCGAGATGTTCCATTTGCCGCGCGAGTTCGCCCACAGGATGTTGCGCTCTTCGGACCCCGAGGCGAGCGTCACGATACTGGTCGAAAACGACGGCCCGCCGGTCGCTCCGCGTGCGACAAACGGCGGGAACGAGATATCTCGGAAGGGCTGCGGCACGGTATCAACTCCCCCTCATGCCCATCCGGACGGCGCGCGCCAGGTCAGCGGCAACTTGGGTGCGGCTTGCCTGGAACGCCGAGGGGTTTGGCGTCTGGATCGTCACGTTAATCACCGGCGCCGTCATTGAACCGCGTGCGCCGTAGCCGCGCGCCTCGTCACGGCTCAGCACCCGCTCGCCGCGCTGGAGGATCGCCGGCACCTCGTCGGGCGAGAGAAATGCACCCTCGTGGTAGCGCGGCGCGTTGCGGAATACGCCCGCCGGCACAAAAGTCGGTGTTCCGTCGACGCCGACGACTCCGCCCTCGTGGAATTTCAATCCCCCCTTGAACAGACTGCCGAGCAGGCCGCCGACATTATCGAGCGTCGTGAGGTTGGTACCGAAGATGAAGTTCTTGAGCGGATTGAGGACCGCGAGCTTGAGGATTTCCTTCTCGATATCGGCGAGCGCGGCGCGTCCGGCATCGGCCCACGATTTCCAGTCCATCTTGCCCTCGGCAATGAGGGTGGCGAAGCGATTGAAGGTCGTGTCGGTCATGCCCTGCAATGACTGCATCGCGCCTTGCGAACGGGCGAGCGACTGATTGAGGCGTTCGATGTTTCCGGCGTTGGCGAGGATCGCTTGGCCTTCGGCGCTGGCGAGATCGATGCCCTTCTGGCGGAGCTGCTGCTCGGCCTGCAGTTGAGCGATGATGATGGCCCGCTGCGATTCACCCTGGCCGGCAAGGTCGATCTGCTTCTGCAGCAACTCGACCTGGTTCCTCTGGCCCTCCAGGGTCTGCAGAGCCGCGGCACGGGCCTGCTCACCGTGAAGCCGTGAATAAGCGCCGCGCAGCGCATCGATGACGCGGCCGAGCGTGGTTTTCGCATCGCCCTCCGCGAGCGATTGGGCGACGATCAGCGGACGCAGCGCCTGCTCGACCTGCATCTGCCGCTGCGCCTGCTCGGTCGAAAGCCGGCCGGCAAAGACAGCGTCATTGAGTCGCCGCTGCGCGGCCGACTCGGCGCCAAGGTCGTTGACGGACTTCGCTGATTGCGCCGCCTGCTCGGCGATCTGTTCCCGGAGCAAGTCGCGGGCCCTGGTGTCGACGTCGACGCCGTTCTGCACCGCCTCGGTGAGCGCCTTGCGGCGGGCTTCCGCCTGCTGGGCGGCGGCAGCACCCTTCAGCCAAGCTTCGGCGAGGCCAATGGTCGCCTTGGTGTTGACGTCGAGGACGCGCGCCTGGTCGATCAGCGCCTGCGTTGCCTCGGCGCGCGCCTTGGTGCCGGCGCGCGTGATATCGGCTTCGGCGATTGCGACCGGAATCGCCTGGCCGGCGAGTTCGACGCGCCGCCGCTCTTCCGCGATTGCCGCCTTCTGGGCCGGGGTCTTGGCGGCAAGAGCTTGGATTTCGAGTTCGTCGAGACGGCGGGCCTTATCGGCCGGATCGAGCCAGGTCAGGATCGCTCGCGTCACCGCATCATAGGCGGTCTCGACCTGCTTGAGGTCGGCAACCTTCTGGCGGGCGAGCGGGTCGTCGAGCGCGGTGCGAATCTGCGCCTCGCGCGCTTTCAGCGATTGCAGCTCTTCGAAGCCGGGCGTGAGGTCGCGCGCCACGCTGCCGGCACGAACCGACAGTTCGTTGGCCTTCGCCTCCTTGGCGCGGACCGCAATGACATCGAGCTTCGCCTCGATTTTGGTAATCTCGGCATCGACCTCCGTCAGCATCCGCGTGTTGAAGTTGCGCGCCTGCGCGGCGAACCGCGTCGGCGGATTCGCGATCAGCGCCTGCAGGCGCGCGCGTTCCTGCTGGAGTTCCTTGAGCCGCTCCTCAATCGGGGCGCCGTCCAACACACGCGAAATCCCCCGGCCGAGCGCGTCGTAGGCATTCGACGCCATCCGCCCGACGAAGTCCCAAGCGCGGCCAAGCGCCGTCGTCGCATCGGCCGCGTTGATGAGGCTGCCCTTGAGCGCATCAAGCATGACCCGCTGCGCGGCGGTGCGGTCGTTATGATCGGCAAGCGTGCGGACGTATTGCCGGGTCTTGTCATCGAGGAAATTGAGCTTGGCATTGAGCGCGTCGGCGCCCTTGATCGGATCGGCAAATGCTCCTGCGAGTTCCTTGGCGGCGGTCGCAACGTCGGTGCCGGTGGTCGCCGCGTAATTCTTTGCAACCTTGATCAGGCCATCGAAGTTCGAGACCGCGATCCTGCCGGTCTGCAGGAACGCCGCCTCCATCTCGCGCGCGGCGGCGACCGAGACCTTGCCGGCCGAGGCCGATTGCTCGGCAATACGCTCGACCTGACCGACGGTCGCACCGGCGGCTCGGCCGGTACCCCCGAGCGCGACCTCAAGTTCCTTCTGCGACTCGATGTAGCGATAATAGGAATAGCCGACCGCGGCGCCTATTGCCGCGATACCGGCGACCACCGCCACGGTGGGCGTAATCAGGCCCGTAAGGCCTTGCCACACGCCCCTAAGAAGTCCGCCCAGTCCGCCTTCGCCCAAGGCCGCCGAGGCTTTGATGCCCTCGACGGTCAGAACCCTCATCGGGCTTTGGCCCGAAATGAGCGCGTCGACCGTATGGCGCGCGGCCGAGCCCAGGACCAGGACCTGGTTCGTGCTGAGCGCCGCGCTGCCACCATACTTCTCGATGACGCTGGCGGCTTCCTTGTACCGGCTATTGGCGAGCGCGACCGCCGCCGCATGCTCCGCCTGGGTGATCGCCCCGACCTTGAAGAGCGAGCCCGCTTCCGCGACGTCGGTGTTGAGCTTCTTCTGCGCAGTTCCAAGCGGATCGATCTGCGCGCGCAGCGCCGAGGTTCTGGCTTCCAGGTCCTCTGCGGCCCTAGCGGTTTCCTCGAACACCGCAGCCGACTCGCGCGCCGACTTGGGCTGTGTGGTGCCAACGCCCAGGACCTGGTTGAAACTGCGCTGCGACTGGTCGGCGCTACCCGCTTGGCGCGCCGCTTCCGCCAACCTTTGGAGGCGCTGGGCCTGGCGATCGGTGGCAGCGCCCGTTGCATCCATATCGGCTGCGACGCCGCGGAATGCATCCTGCCCGGCCTTGCCGACCTCTTCGAACGCGCGCTTGACGTCGGCTTTGCCCTCGACTCCAAGACGGATCGAAACCTGAGTCGTGCTCATCTATTCGTTATTCCGGCCATAAGCGCGAACGATGATCGGTTCGACCTCGGGAAGGAGTTCGACGAGCAGCGTATTGAGGGCGCCCATCGCCTCGGCGAGCAGCAGCACCGCGCCGAAATCAAGCGCGTAGACGCCACCCATGACGGCGCGGACCTGTCCGGCCGCGCGTTGGAGTACAGCCCAGGCGGCGATGCCATCGGGTGTTTGCGGTGCGTGTTCGAGATACGGACAGGCGGCGCAGGTTTCGGGGCAAGCGGCGCAATAGCCATCGCCCCCGCCAAAGTGCCATTCGGCGAGGGCGATCAGACGTTTTTTTCCGCGTCCTGGATTAGCGCGGGGCCGACATAGAGGCGGTCGATCGCGTCGAACACTGGCCAGTGCTCAAGCGCCGCATCGATCGTTTCCTTGGTTGGCTCGACCGGATTGCCGTCGGCATCGCCGATGCCTTCCCACGCGGCGATTCCGGAATGCGCGAGCGAACGCGTGAAAGCGACGCCCGCTTTCACCATCACGTCGTCACCGCCGGCGCGCAGCACGTCGGCGGCAGCAGTGCGCGCGATCAGGATTGCGGCGACCGATATCGGTCGAAACTGGACGCGGACTCCGGGAATCACGTCGAGCCAGATCGGCTCGCGATCGAAGGCGAGCTTGAGCATCCGGGTATTCGAACGAGGAGTGCCGTCAGATGACGGCTTGGATTTGACCTTGGTCATGCTTGCGGTCCGTCAGTAGGCGGCGACGTCGTTGATCAGCGCCGCGGTGCAGGTCTTGTGAAGGGTCGGATCCTTGGCGGCCTGCCAGGCGAAAGCCGCTTGGATGCCGCCGGGGCCCTGGATTGGCGTCTTGGGCTTCGGCAGGAAGGCGCTGTGGATCGTGAACAGCAGCGAATTGTCGGCGTCGATCGCCCAGCCGAACGAGAGCTCGCACGGATCGCCCGACGTCGCCTGGTCGAGCAGCACGGTGTCGGCGAACCGCACGTTGACGCTACCGGTCACGGCGACCATTGCCGGATCGGCGTCTTCGATGCGTCCGTCAGGCCGGATGACCTCGACCTTGTCGAGATTGTTCGCGTAAGTGAGTTCGGCCGAGACGATATGGCCAAGCGCGGTTCCGTTGCGCTTGATCTCACCCATGAACTGGGAGAAGCGCTCGATCACTGCCTCGCTGGGCGAGCCGGCAGCTGACGAGGTCGCTTTTGTTTCGCCCTGCGCGATCAGGCTCATGGTGGCGTTGAGAAGTCCCGAGCGCTGCAGCTGAATTTTCATCGAGTTGGCGCGCACTCCCACATTCATGCCGTAGCTCGGCACTTCCGGCATGCCGATCTCGATCGCCATGGAGGGAAGCGTCAGCGCGCCAGAGACGAAGGTATGGGTGTGGACGCCCGAGTTGTTGACCGAGGTCGGCGCTCCGATGAGAAGCTTGAGCCAATAGCCGAAATTCCGAAGATCGACCGGAACGACGGCGTCGCCGTCGTTATTGACAACATCCCGGCTCGGCGGCAGCGGCTCGCGGCCGTAGCCCAGGAGATCGCTCGCGATGAGGTTCTGCTCGTCCCCGAGCGCGGACGAAACGAACGGCAGCTTCTTGTATCCGGCGACCGGGGCCGTTCCGTAGGTCGTCTCGAATGCCGCAGCCATGACGGCGTTGGCGCCGCGTGCGCGTGCCATGGGAAATCTCCGATTGTTGCGAAGTTCAGTTCAGGGGATCGGGCGTGCCGTAGACCGCGACGATCGCGACGTCGGCCCACCGGCTCGCGCGAGCGCCAGTCGTCTCGACGTCTTCCGTTGCCGGCGCTTCGGCCTCGACAAAGTCGCAGAGGCCGCCAAGAGTCCTGTTTGCGACGACCGCCGCTCCTACCGCGCCAAGCATGTCGTCGAGCACCTGTTCGCGGGTTTGGCTCGACGTCTCGTATGCGGCGAGCTCGATCGGGATGCGGTGGGAGTAGACGTAGATGAGCGGCGACAGGATGACCTCCGGCTCGCCCGGATCGCCATCGCGAATGATCACGAGGCCGCCAGGCGGGATGCGCTCGGGCTTCGCCAGATTGCGTTTGACCTCCGCATTAGGTAGAGCGGACGCGATCAGCGTCTTGATCGCGTCGAGCACCTGTTCTCGCTTGCTGGTCATGGCGCCGTTGCCACAAGCAAGGAGGCGATGAATGTGACTGCCAGGACCGTCATGAGGATCGCGATCCGACTCTGACCCATCGTCATTTCCAGTGGCTCGCGATCAGGCCTGGGACACGGTCGGCCCAACGCTGAGCCGCGCTCGCGATGTCGAGCCGCTTTCGCAACGAGACCTGCGGCACGAGGATGAACACCACCACGGTCGAGCGGCCCTTCAAGCGCGTGAATTGTGCGCCGCCGCGCGTGCGGCCGATGTTCGGCCTGGCGAGACCTTTTTTGCTGAGCCGCGCATTGTCGGCGACGAGCAGCGACGGACGCCCGCGCCGGTACACGAAGCGAAGCCGCATTCCGGTGCGCCGCTCCCAGCCGCCCGGCGTGATCCGTTTCATGGCGCCGGTCGCGTTGATACCCTTGACGCCTGCGGCCGGGGTCGGGATCGCGAGCCAAAAACCGCGACTCGACTTGATGGTCACGCCCCGATCGAACGCATCGGCGATGTTGGGGGCCTTTGACCAGACGAACGAAGCCGCCTCGATGCTGACTGCGGTTTCCGGGTAGGTCTTGCCGCGCCAGGTATTGGCCAGGCGCTGTCCGAGGCCGGCGTCGACGACGTCGGCGCGCAGGTCGGACTTGAGACCCTCCGTCACCTCGCGCATGGCACCGGTCACGGAACGCGCCGTGTCGATCTCGGCTTCGGCCAGGCCCTTGACGAGGTCGTCGGTCTTCAGCGTGAAGCGCATCGGATCATGCCGGCGGCGCGGCCTCGCAGGTCCAGACAAGCCCGAGACTGTCCGCAATGGGCGTGGCGATGATCTCGAAAAGGTCGCCTTCGATTTCGACCGTATCGGCGCTCGCAGGCTCAGAGATTTCCGACCGGCGAACGTCGATCAGCAGCGTCGGCAGGATTGCGCGGCTGTCGCCGAAGGAGCCGACCTGGTCCGGGCGCCTGGTGATGACGCGGACGGCTATTCCAGCGCCCGCGCCGCCCGCGCGCCAGCTGGCATCGCGGGCGATGTTCGGGTCTGCGAACAGCGCGTCGGTCGCCGCCGAGAAGACATCCACGACAGCGGCTCAGTTGCTGGTCAGGATTTTGACCGCGAGGCGAGGCCGCTTGTTCACCGGCAGCGGCGAGGCCTCGGTCTTCACGTCGATCGCGCTACCGTCAGGACGTGCGATCTGGCGGGCATAGATCGGCAGCCCCATCGTATTGACGGTCTCGATCAGGTTCGCCGGTGAGCCGTAGGTGACGAAGGTGTCGAGGGTGCCGAGCGGAAAGGTGATGCCCTCGTTTGCGGGGATTAGCGTCTCGGTCGCTCCGGTCGAAAGCGTGACCGTGGCGTTGTATTCCTCGAATACGATGCCGGAGAACGGGAAGCGCCGGCGGGTGTCCTCGCGCAGCGGCTGGGCACCGGTCGAGGAGAAGTATTTGTAGGCGTCTTCGACTTTGGCGTGGCTGATCAATTTGTCGAAGAAGCCGGGGCTCACGAGCGCGAGCACCCCGGTCATGCTCTCGCCCTTGAGCTCGGTCTCGACGTTGCGCAGGACCTCGCGGCACTTGGCCTGGACGTTGGTGCCGGCCGTCCCGAGCACGAAGTCGACCGACTGCTGCGCGAGGTCGAACTCATCGAAATAGTCGTAGAGCACGACGCCTGAGCCGTCCTTGACGATGCCGCGCAGCGCGTTGATCTCCATGTATTCCCGCGTCTGCGCGTGCTTGGCACGCATGCGGGTGAGCTTGCGCTCCATCACGGTGGCGAGCGGATCGGCCGCGTCCGCGAAGCCGAAGCCGCGCACGCCCTGGATGTCCTGCGGCGTGATCACGTCGTCATGCGGAATCCACGGCACCGTGAAGGAGCGCATCGAGCGCGTGTCGCGATTGGCGACGGTTGCCGGCCCGCCGAGCGGCACGGTCGGCAGCAGGTTCAACACGCCTTCGGCCTGCTCGATGATGACGCTGCGCTGGGTCACGCCCTCGAAGCGGAACAGGCCCATCTCGCCGAGCCGTGTGTAGATGTTGGGCAGGATGTTGATGGCTGTAGTCATCTCGGCGAGCGTGTAGCCGCCCGCGTCGAAGGGATTGATCATCGCGACCATGGGGTCTCCTCAAAAGGTTCGGGCCCCGAGCGGTGAGTCCGCCGAGGCCCGGTGGTGACGAGTAGTGTGATGTCGGGGTGGAATGGCCGGGACATAGGCGAGCGAAGCGACGCCGTCCTTCGGACGGCTTTGCCCGGCCATAGGTCAGGCGGTATCGCGCGGTACGATGCCCGCGCTCGCGAGCTGAGCGTGCTTCGCGGCCTTCTCGGCCGGCTGGTCGACGGACGCGTCGAAGACGAGCGCCGCCTTGGACAGGATCGCGGGCCCGCGCGCGACCACGAGGCCGGTCTTGTCGGCGGCGGTCGCGTCGACCGCTTGGATCAGGACGGCAACCGCGGCTTCCGCGCCTTCGTCGCCGGTGACCGCGGCTGCCGGCGAGAGCCGGTACTTGCCGGAAGCGGTGATCTTGCCGAGCACGGAACCGAGCGCGTAGTTCGTGCCTGACTTGAGCGTCACGGTCTCGCGGCTGTAACTCGCGTTGAGCTCATACTTGAGCAGGTCGCCGAGTGTCGGCGACATGGTGAGAGTGGTCATGTCTGTTGCTCCTCAATGATCACGCGCGAGCCGCCGCGGCGCGTTCCTTGGCGCGCCGCACGATCGGGCTTTCCCCGGCGGCAGTCGTGGATGGCGCCGCCGCGATCACGCTCGTCGCCTCGGCGCGTGCAGCGAGCGCATCGAGCACGGAGCGGCGCAGTGCATCGGCCGAAATGCCCTTGCGCATGGCATCCGCGGCGTCGACGGTGACGCCGAGGCGGGCAGCCTGCGCGGCAAGCGCTGCAATCTCGGCGAATTCCGCACGCAGTTGTTCCACCGGACCGGGTACAGGCGCCGGATCAGCTGCAGCCACAGGTGCAGGCGTTTGGATTGGCCGTGGAACGGGTTCGGGGTTCGATGCCTGCGGCGCTGCTTGCGACACGAGCGGCAGCTGCGGCTCGGTCGCATCATGTTGAATCCGTTCGGTCTCGTTCGTCGCCATGGACGGGCTCCTCTTCGGGGTCGGGTTGACGGTGTTACGCGCGGTGGATGCCGTGCGGTCGAGTTCGGTGACCATCTCGGCGATGGCTAGATCGAGCGTGCCCACGCGGTCGGCTAGACCGGCACGGATCGCGAGCTCGCCGCGATAGATCGCGGCGTCTGTCGCGCGCACGGCCTCGTTGGTCAGGCCGCGATTGGCGGCGACGAGCCCGCACAATTCGGTGTAGAGGCGATCGACGTCGGCCTGGATCGTGGCCCGGGCGCGCTCGGAGAGCGGTTCGTGGCCATTGGCGTCGATCTTGCGCACCCCCGCAAACACGAACGTCCAGGCGAGGCCTGCTTTTGCGTCTGCTCCGCTCTCGTCGACATGGACCGCGACGACGCCGATGGAGCCGACTTCGCCGGTGCGCGTCACGTAAAGCCGGTCCGCGGCGCTGGCCACCGCATAGGCTGCGGACAGCGCGCTCTCGTTCGCCACCGCCCACAGCGGCTTGCCGTTGCCGGCCTTGATCGCCCGTATCTGCTCGACCAAGTCGAACAGACCGCCGACCTCGCCGCCCGGCGAGTCGACATCGAGGATGACGCCGCGCACCTTCGGGTCATCGATTGCTTCCGCAATCGCGTCGCCGATATCGGCGTATGAAACGAGCCCGCTGGCGGCGGCGAGATAGCCGGAGCGGCTCACCAGCGTGCCGATCACCGACACCACCGCGATCCTCTCGACAGTGATCGACGTCTGCGGCGCCGGATCGGCTTCCGTGTCGATTGGTTCCGATGTGCTGCCGGCGAGGCGCGGTGCGAGCACGCCGAGGATCACCTCAAGCTTCGCGCGCGCAATCATCAGCGGCGTCCCGAATACGCGGGACGCGACATGGGGCAGGTCGATCATTTGGGCATGCCAATGTTGATGAATTCAGGCAGCAGCTTCGGTGTCGGCCGTCGCATTGGGATCGCTTGACGGTTGCGCAGCGTTCGGAAGGGCACCCGGTCCGAAGGTCAGCCCGAGCGATTTCTCTCGCGCTTTGTCGGCAGCGATCTCGGCATCGACCTGTTCGGCGTCGTATCCGCGCTCCGCGAGCGCCTGCGTCCGGCTCTTGAGCCCGGCGTCGATCTGCTCGATCTCGGCGCGGGCATCCTTCAGCGGATCGACCCAGTCCCACTTCGGCGGGAGCCATCCGCAAGCAAGGTAGTCTCGCCGACGCTGGTCATAATCCGGGAGTGCCAGCGCGCTCGCCAGCACAGCGGTGTCCATCCAGCGCGCCCAAACCTGGCGGCACAGCTGCCAGACGATCACGGCGTGCTGATAGGCCTCGATGCGGCGGCGGAATTCGAGCAGCGCCAGGCGGGAGTTCGAGTAGTTCGCCTTGAGCATATCGTTGGACAGGTACGCATAAGGTACGCCGAGCGCGGCCGAGACCTGCAGCAGCGTCCGGTACTGGAACGGCTCGTAAGTTTGTCCAGAGTCGGCAGGCGCCGAAGTCTGCACCTCCTCGCCAGGCTCCAGCATGGTGATCTGGCCAGGCTGCAGGTCGATCGTGCGTTCGTCGTTCTCGTCGCGTCCCTCCGCGGCATCGAGTGGCTCGGCCGGTGCCGGCGTCGTGATGAAGAGCGCGTGCATCGCTGCGACCTTCTTGCGGTCGAGCTCGGCATCGTCGTACTGGTCGAGCAGGAACAGCTTCACGATGCCAGCCGCGAAACGCGAGACCCCGCGCAGCTGACCGGCATCGACCGGATCGATGACGTGCACGATCTCGAAGGCCGGCACGCGCACGATGTCGCCAGCGAGCCCGGGATCCGTGATGTCGCCCGGGTGCCGCCGCAGGAAGTGGTAAGCGACGCGCCGCCCGATCGCATCGAATTCGATGCCCTGGCGGATGACGTTGCCGCCGGGCATGACTTCGTTGCGATTGAGCGGCAGCATCTCCGAGGGGATCATCTGCAGCTGAAGCGGAACCGTGAGGCCATCCTGTGGCCGGCGCGGCCGGAACCGGAAGAACACCTCGCCCGCGATGAACACCTCGCGCGCCGCGCGGCGCTGCAGCCCATAGAAGTCGGTGAAGCTTTCGGCGTCGGCTTCGTCGGTCCAGCCGAGCCAGAGCTGTTGCACCTGCGCTTTCAGTTCGGTATCCGCGATCAGCGAGGACGGCTTGATGCCGGCACCGACCACATTGCCGGCCCAGCTCTCGATCGCGTTCGCGGCATAGCCGTTGTTGCGAATGAGCCAGCGGGCGCGCGCCGTGATGTCGGGACCGGCCGCCGCGATCAGCGTGTTGAGATGCGCCCGGCTCGGCTGGAACCCCTTGAGCCGGCGGTTCGCCAGCCCTGCCTCGAACCCGCCGATGAACGCTCCGACTCGGCGCCGGAACTGTTTCAGCGAAACGACCACGAGATCAGAGTCCCTTCGAAGCGGAAGTCAGGATACGGCGGCGCCGGCCGCCTTCACCGGCCGCAGCGATCCGGCGTTCGAGATCCGTGATGGCGGCAGCCATCTCGGCGTCGGTGGCGTACGTGACGCGCCGGCCGTCGATCTCGACCGTGCGCACGCCGCGGAAGCGCGCCGCAAGCAATGCATCGCGCTGCGCCGTCATCTCTTCGAGCGTCATGGGGTTCAGCTCATATAGCTCGATCGGAACACGCGCCGGCTGCGGCGCTCCGGCCGCCGCCGGATGACACCGGCAACGCTGTCGGCCGGCGATTCTGTATCGCCCGACGGATCGTCCGCTGTTTCTCCCGAGAGGCCGACCTGTTGCTCGAGGTCGCGCCACATCGCCTCAGTCCAGCGGTCGGCACCTGCGATCCACGCGGCCGCGCGGGCGTAGACCCGGCAGTCAAGCGCCTCGTTGCGCTCGCGCAGCTTTTGCCATTCGAGCCGGCTGAAGCCGCGCTTGGTCTTCACCGTGACGAGTTGTTCGCCAACGAGCTGCTTGACCCACTCCGCTTCGGTGCCGCGCGCCAGGTGGACGTAGCCCACCGGGAACTTGGCGCCCGCCGCGATTTCCTCGTCGGTCGGCGTCGACAAGCGCAAGAAGCGGTAGGTCTCGCTCTTGAAGGTCGCAACCGCGATCGTCCAGAGCCGCGCACCGCGGCGCAGTTTCTTGCCGCCTTCGGTGACGTCGACATGCGTCGGGCCTGCGACCGGCGCCGTCCGGTTGAAGCCGTCCACACCTTTGATGGGCGCGACCTGCGCGTGACCCATCTTGCGTGCCCAAGCGTACACGGCCGGCGCCTCATAGCCGGTGTCGATCGCGAGCTTCGC